TACTGGTGCACTCTCTTCGGAAAGTGTAAAGCGTGATTCGACCTGCTTCGGCCGTCGTTTCTGTCTTAACAATTCTCATGCGATTGGGTGTCCTTACCGACACTCCTCCATCGACCCTGCTTCTAGCCGGTCTGTGGTGCGCACATCGCCAAATCGTCTCTGCCAACCAATTACTTTATCGAACAATACCGCTATGACTCTCACCTCAGACGTGAGTCTCACGATTAAAATCGATTCTACTGTTTCGGACAATACTCGCCTTATCGACACCTCAGACGTGCCCTTACGAATTAAAACTGAAGCTGCATTTGTTACAGCGAAGAAAACACGCAAAGACTCGTTAAAACTTAGTGAGCGCAACTACCCCTCAGCATTTGATGCAAAACCTAAGATCCCTTATCTTAAAAAAGGAAAACTTTCTGATTTCGAGGTTAAAACCTCACAAAAAGATAAGAAGAAGCACCTTGCTTCCGTCAGCCGTGACGTTAAATACAAAAATCAAGATAGGTTCATATATGAGCCTCCCACTTTAGAGACACAAGCTGATGTTACAACGTCCCTGCATGACCCAATAATTGCATACGCCAATAAACTAGAAAATTGTGTCTCTCGCTTACAATCCATTAAGTACCCCACGCAAATTTACAATGCTGGAGTTATAAATGATGATTTGATAGCACAGTTCGTCACCAGATTGGGTGACAATTTAGAAAAATTTTCTAGCACCGTGGAAAAGTTTGAGAACATGGCCCCCACTCGCTCTACCCTAGGGTCTTGGTCCAACTTTATCCTCCATGGCAAGGAAGTGTACAATACCATTAGTATTGCTCACCGCATCACTAAAAATTTGGAATTGTTTAGGCAGTATGCCAAACAACATTCCGATTTTATGAGAGAAATTTTAGATATTTCTACTGATCATACTCTCAACAATTATATTAAGGCTGTCCTAACTGTCGTTGATAGAACTTTCACGATAACCTGGGGCATGCTAACAGATTTTAAGAACGATCTGGAGATGCTTCTCCAAGAACCTTCTGGTAGTAAAACTATCAGGACACAGGATGTGTCTGAAATCAAGCGCCAACCTTCTGGATGGTCTAAGTATATCCCAAAAATCTTAAAACCTTGGGAATCAAGATTAGCTACTAATTTGACTGAGATGTCTGAAAATTTTAAGGAAATCTCGCAGAAGATAAATAAAACTTTGCCAGATGTAACCAACTATCCAAATGTTATCCATGGACTCCAATCTTTGGTCGATCCAGTTGAAATTCAGATGTCTACGTTAGTTGAAGAGTCTATTGCTGCAAATCCTGATATAACCGATATCGAACTTGAATCTATAATTGAAACTCACTTCAATGACATATTAGGGAATCAACTTATTAAGAGAGCTATGTCTTTCGCTGAAAGCAACGTGCCTGAAATGCACATTACAGACTTCATAAAGAAAGTCTTTAAAGCTGTCTGTGAATGGGCTATCGCGGCCTTTAAGAAATTCTTTTTGGCCTGCTATAAAGTTCCTCATATTTTAGCCCCTCTAATAGTTGCCGTTGGACTAATAATTCTAGTTCCCTTAGCAGCTAATGGTCATACGTGGGCCAAATGGTTACTTCTCCCTTTGGGAGCGTATGCCGGATGGGTACTTCCACAGTACGATCTTATATATTTGGCCTTTAAAGCCACTTGGTCTGATATCCACACTCAGGCTAGTGGTTCTTCGGACACCAATTGGTCACTTCCACAGAAATTTGCTGATATGCTCAATACTTTTACTAAACCTTTTGGTTTTGCAGAATTCAAAGCTCAGGATCTTTCAGCTTTGTACATGAATCTGAATAGCATTAATTCGGGACTCTCTTTACTCGAGAAATTGGTGAAGTACCTGGTCGCAACAGTTGAATTCCTGTATAGTAAGGTCTCAAAGTGGTTCTTCGGAATTGAGGTTCAACCTCTTTTTGAATCTGGTTATCTTGACTTAGATCAACTAGTTTGTGAGTCGACCAAGTTAGTTAATCTTTATAATTCAGCGGAGTTGCCAACCACTCAGGCCTCCGTCGAGTCTATTAGATCTCTTCTTTTTACGGCGGATAGCATAATGAAGAGTCTGTCGAAAAACAAAGGATTCAATTCCTACAATGCTAGATTGCTCCCCCATCTGCTAGCTCTTAGGAAGATCAATGAACGCATGACTATTGCGCTCCAATATTACACAGGCACTCGTATGGAGGCTGTTGGAGTGTACATTCGCGGTAAGCCGGGTTTAGGCAAATCAGTTACCAAACAATCTCTTATAACAGCTTTAGCCCCCGAGGTCATACCCAACTTTGATCAGACTAGATTCCTGCAGGAACGTGCTAGATATGTGTTTGAATTGAACGATAACCCTGAGTATTATGACGGTGTCACAAAGGACACAAAGTTTGTGGGAGTTGATGATATAGGTGCAGTTCGCTCCGTGGCCGGAGGAACTCCGGATTCCTGGATGCAGCTCATCCGCCTTCTTAACATAAATCCTCAACAGGTTAATATGTCAAAGACTGAGGAGAAAGGTGCTGTGTTTTTGGCCCCCGATTATGTCATTATGACCACGAATAGCAAAGTGATATATTCTGCGCAAGCTATAGACAATAGTGCCTTAGCCCGTAGATGCCATATAGCTGTCGAGGTGGTCGTTAAACCCGAGTTCTGCAATGACCAAGGGATGATTGACCCTGCTAAGGTTGCCGCAGTATACGGAACTGAATTTGAGGGCTATGAACCGCGAGCTGTTATGTATAGACAGTTTGTAGCTAAGGCCCCCGATGGCAATCATGAGAATGCCAACCAAACCAATAGGGGTTACAGCCGTAGGTCTTATGATGATCACGCAGCCAATGCCAACGATCAGGAGACTGAATACATTGGTGATATGATGGATATACACCAACTGATCCAAGTTATTAGAGATAGGCACAAATTGCATCAGAGACGCTGGGCGTCCCGTATGCAAAATGAGAAAGCCCTGCACGATTTTTTGGCTGGCACAGAACCGGAAGTTGAACTTCCTATGCCACCTACTCTCGTGGATCATCCCCAGTTGGGAAATCTTAAGCTCCTTTATGATGCCTATGTAGGTTTTGAGACCTCAATGCAAGTTTTCATCAAGTGGATAAATCGTCAATTGGATTTGGTCAAGAATCTCCTCGCTCAGCAGATTGAGCTCACGGAGAGGTTTTTGAATATAAATTTAGACCCCCTTGAACCATTGGAGTTCCTTGAGTCGCCCTTCTCCTATTACGCGGACTATTTCTCGAATGCTTGGTCGCGCTTGGTGACAGTTTTGAAGGATAATATTCCAGCTGTACTCTTAGCTATGGGCACACTGACATATGCCCTAACTCTTACTGGTCTAACCGTAAAATATGCCGAAGAGAAGTTTGTAGAAGGAGAATTGACTTACAAAAAGGATCCGTTGGATTCTGATAACCAAGCTTATCGGGACACAATCTACGACGATTACCCAATCACTCGTCTAAAGGACCCTGAAGCTAGGGCTAAAAGGCGCGAGTTGTTCCATTTGATAATGAAGTACTTCGTTGCTTACACCCCAGCAAAAAAGGCTATCGCCATTGATGACCTTAAAATCTTCCGCGATACTAATCGTAAGGAGTATGCCTTCGCTGTGCAGAACCGTATTGATTTTCGTAATACTACGGAGAGATTTAAAGAGATTCTTCTTGATGTCTTACGCAACGAGGACATGTCTATATATGTTAAGGATGGTGTTATGCAAACTGTCAGAGGTTTAACGGATAGATATTATAATCAGAGATTTGATGCTGATCTCGAGCGCCACTTAGAGGGTGTCTCCGATCACTTCTGGTTGCAAAAAGATGATCTCTTAGAAGTCTTCGCTCAAGTTGGCGTTAAGTTGCAAACAGACACGAAAACGGAACATAAGGATAACTCTAAGGGACGTGCTAGGAATACAAATTCCCGGAAGTCAGACTATTCAAGGTACGCCAAGAATGCTAAGCCATATCAGGATCATGAGACCCTGTATATCGGAAAGCAGGCCCACATCGCGCTAGATGGACCAATCCAAGCGCTGAATAAAAACAGGTATTCTGTTCAATTTTCAAAGTCACTTGTAATAAATGGGTATGCGCATTTTATCAAAGATGATATCCTCATGTTGCAAGAACATTTTGTGACTGGTGCTTATGATGTCTGTTTTGATAATGACTTTGACATGGATACCACATTCTTTGTACTAGAAAATGGGACCGACCGATATAAGTTTACTTTCGATGATGTGTCGAGAGCTTATACTGGGTACACTCATCAAGACTTTATATTTGTTAAAGTTCCTGGTGCGAGAATGCATAGAGATATTTCCCGCATGTTTGCTGGTAATAGCAATTTAAATGCCATTTCTCCCGAGGTTAATTTCACTGCACTCTTTTTGCATGGGTCGAAGCAATATGTTGCCCCAACTTTCGTTAGGAGAATGATGTCTCCTAATCAGTTGGGTAATGAAGCGGAGAAGGATTTTATTCTCGTTCCTCTCAAAACCCAAGATGGGGATTGTGGTAACCTCGTTCTGCTCCAGGAGGGCGCTGGTCGCAATAAGATCATTGCTGTGCATTATGGTAGTTTGAGTCATGTTGTAGCGATCTCCTCTATAATTTATAGGGAGGTTGTGGAGGAGGCAATAGTTTTCTTCTCCAAACCCTCTAAGGTTGAACCTCCACCAGTGATCAGAACTGAAGCTTCCTTTATAATAGAGGATGCAGATTTCCCGCAAAAGATTGCTGGTAAGGATGTTACAGTCGATGATAAACCTACAGAACAAGCTTTACAACGCTATGAGGGGGTCCATTATACAAAGATTTACAGGATATCTCCAACCCAAAGCTTTCCTATCGAATCTTGCATTGAGAGGTCACCTCAGACCATTATGTCCAAAATAGCTCAGGATGCTGGTTGGGAGCCTAAGACGGCCCCAGCAGTTCTCAGAAAGGTGTGGAGAGATGGTGAATCCGTAGACCCATATATAAAAGCTTTGCATAAGTATACCGATAGAGATAGAAATTATAATGAGAATCTCTTTTTCGAGTGTTTGTGCAGTGGTATGACATCTCTTATGCGGAAGTCCATGCACCATGTCTCTCCGCAAGTGTATTCCTTCGAGGTAGGATGCGAAGGCATACCAGGGACAACGTTCAAAGCTCTCAATCGGTCTTCGAGTGCGTCTTTTCCTGCTACCATTTTTACAACTCAAGGAAAGAGAGAGATATTTGGTTCCGAGCCTGAATATGACTTCACTAGACTTTTAGTGCTTGAGCTTAGGAAGGATGTGGAAACACTTATAGATTGTGCCTCTAGAGGTATACGGTTGCGACACTATTACGCAGACATTTTGAAAGATGAGCGAAGACCAAAAGCCAAGGTTGAGGATGTCAACACACGCATAGTTAGCGGCTCTCCGCTCGCTCTGACGGTCGCTTCTCGCATGTATTTTGGGGCGTTTGTCAAATGGATGTTCGACAACAAAATTCAGAATGGTTCTGCTGTTGGCATTAATGTTTATAGTTCGGACTGGACTGATGTAGTCAAGTATTTTGGTTATGTTGCCACACCAGAAGAGAGGGCATATATAGCAGGAGATTATAAAGGTTTCGACTCTTCTCATAGTGACAAGTCCATCCGTGCTCTCCTCGAGGTTATCGAAATGTGGTATGATGCTAAGTTGGGTGATCCGGCCGTTCAGATAAGAAGGATTCTTTGGATGGAAGTCTGGAACTCTCATAGATTGAGAGGTGATACCATTATTTCTTTCCTCGGCCGGTTGCCTAGTGGGCATTTTATGACCACGATAATAAACATTCTTTTAGCTGATGCTAATTTTAGGTATGTCTGGCTTAGGATGTGCGGTGACGATGATTTGTCCTGTCTTGAGGATTATGACACGTACATACGAGCTCTACATTTTGGTGACGATCAGATCGTCGCCGTCGCTGAACCCTTCAGGAAGATATTCACGGAAGAGCGTATAGCTAAGCACGTTAAGGAGCTAGGTTACACCTACACTAATGATGTAAAAGGTGCACCGAGAGATATGTTAATTTACCTTGACGAGTGTACCTTCCTTTCTCGCTCATTTGTGGAGAATTACGTTGGTCAATGGATAGCACCCCTTGATTTAGATACGATCATGGAGATGCCGTTGTGGTCAGCTAGGAAGTCTGCTACTATGGCTGCAACCAATGCTGACACGGCCATTAAGGAACTTTCATTGCACCCCGAGTATGTCTTTAAGGAAAAGGCTTCCCTTATACGCAGAGTCTTCTCTGGTCATGGTTTGAAGTTTTTGGGAACCCATAAACAGACGCGGCTTCATGTTATGAAGCAGGACGCCTGTTGGTTCTAAACACAAACCGTCTCACGTTAGCGCCGTGAGACTATTAGTTGTTTTGTTAGACGAAAACAATTAGCTATACCAATTATTGGTAGTCTTCGCTTTGTGTATTGCTTGTTCATAGAAAAGGTCAAATCCTGTATATAATTTTCAAATGTCCGCTGCAAAGTATTCCTTCCTTATTTAAGGTTACGGTACAAGATGGGAAGTCTGCGATCCAGACGATATCTAGTGCAAACAGGTGCATCAGACCTTATGAGTGTAAGGTTTGAGAAGAAAATCACTCGCTGCAAACGAAATTAATGCCGCCGAAGCTATAATCCCGGAAACCACTGGAGGTGTGTTTGAGAACACTTCCGGCGTTGCACATCCTTCCTCAACTACAGCCTTTTCAGAAGATAGAACTGGCACTGTTAGTAAAATCGTATCTTCTGTCGACGTTTCAAGGTCTATTCTTGGGGCAGTCTCCCAAGACAATAACGCCGATATAATGACTTACCTCAAGAAGCCGGTTCGTCTCCGCTTTGGTGATTTTACCACTGGAGACGACGCCACATCTTTTGTTCCAATTACTATGCCTCATGAACTTCTTACGATTTCGAAGAATGCTGACAAGCTTTCTGGAGTTCATATGATTAGGGCTGACATTGTTCTGACTTTAGAAATCAATGCAGCCCGCTATCAACAGGGTAGGTATATGCTGTGTTGGATGCCTTATGCTGGAGCGGTTCCAGGAGGAACTATTTCTCCCTGGGCTCCCTCTCCAACAACAGCTAATTATTATAAGATGCATTCTTACAATCGCTTGATAACCACTCAGCTTCCCCATGTTGAGATTGATATCGCAACCCAGACTTCCGCCACTCTTGTCATTCCTTTTCAGTCCTCGCAGACGCACTGGCTTGTCAACGCGACGGTTAATACGCCATTTGCGGGCTACGCCTTTATTAGGCCTTACTCCCCGCTTCAGGCGGCTGCTGGCGATACTCTTGCTGGTTATACTCTTTGGGGCGCTCTCGATAACATTGAACTTGTTGGAGCTACTATCAAAACTCAATCGAACATGAAAGTGACTCGCAAGAAGAAAGGCTCCCCGCAAGAAGCCGAGCAATCGTCCAACAATATTGGTCCTATCTCCTCTGCACTTAGCGCTGTCTCTGGCGCAGCTGGTGCTCTTGCTGTTTTGCCGATGCTTACTCCTTTCATGGGTCCATTGTCTTGGGCTTCAAATATTCTTGCTGGAACTGCTGCTGCATTTGGTTATAGTAAACCTCTTAATGTGATGCATTCAAATAGAGTCACTAGAGTTGCTATTCCGCAGACTATAAATGCGGATACAGCATATCTTGGTACCAATTTGGGTGTTATTTCATCGAATCAGGTTAAAATACATAATGGAGCATCACGCACTGCTGTTGATGAGATGTCTTTAGATTTCATCAAGGGTCAGTACGCGTACTTTAGAACCGTCATTTGGAATGATGGTGCCACTAATGGAACTTTGCTTGCGGAGTTCACTGCGACACCGTACGATAAGTTCCAGTTCAATAGCAACGTCGTCACCTTTACACCTGTTGCGATGCTTTCTAGGTATTTTCAGTATTATCGTGGCGGACTTAAGTTTCGGTTTAAGCTCGTTAAGACTGAATTTCATTCGGGTCGCTTAGCTGTTTCGTTTATTCCTTATGCTACCCATTGGCTCCCTGCTCCTCCAACGATCTTTGACAACACTGACTATGTTGAGCGACAGATTATTGACATTCGTGATACTTCGGAATTCGAGATTTGTATTCCGTACATTTCTCCCAGTCCATATCAATGGTGTGAAAATACTCCTGTTGGTTATCTTCATATGCATGTTGTCGATCGATTGATTTGTCCTGATACTGTACAAAACAATATTCCGATCCTTGTCGAAGTTTGTGGTTCTGAGGATATGGAGTTTGCCGCTCCTAGCTCTGAAAAATGGGAGCCTATTGTTCCCGTTTCAGGTATTCTCGCTCAGTCAAACATGGTTATCATGAAGCAATCTAATTTCAAATCCATTGGTTGCCATGATATGGGTCCGCAGCATAACACTGTGGAATTGGCCGAGGCTTGTATGGGTGAGAAGTTAACTTCTGTCCGACAGCTCGTTAAAAGAATTGTGCCGAATGTGCTTAGTGT